GAGAGCCCCTCTTGCTTCGCAATTCACCCCCTACGCTGTCGCCTTTTGGGCGCAGCGTCCAGAAGCAGAAAGACGGGCGGCAAGGGTCCAGTACGCGGCGGACAGGGAGTTGGTCAAGGTCGCGTAGAAGCGGCCGGCGTAAGCCCCGCTGTACAAGTAGCCGCCGGAAAACCAAGCCCTTGTCGTATCCGAAACTTGATCAAGTTTTTCTGTGTACTGTCCATCTGCATATCCAGTCGAACTTGTCGCATCCACTTCCACCCCGTGACGAACAGACGGATTATCAGGATCATATCCGAGTTTACTGATATATTTATATGACTGCTGCGTATCAGCAACAGAATATCCAACAGCTATATAATCAGATGTAACTGATGTTGCCAATTTGGTGCAGTCATAACAAATATAAGGAATCATCACATGGTTTGTGATTTTCATAATCACATTCGAAATGAGTTCCCAGAATCCAATTGATAATTCAACCCCAAACAGTATATATGGGAATTTCCCATTTGTATTACTTACAGGAGATCCGCATGAAGCCAAAACATTATCGCACGCACCAGTCATCCAAGGCATTGTACTGATATACGTCGGACATTCAACGTCACTAACAATTGTCGATGCAGTAGAAAACTTCTGGCCACTGTTATCAACATTCACAGCACTATTTTCTCCATCGTAATCTTCAATGGATACGATCTTTACACGATTCGCTTTTGCGTGCATTCCCGACTGTCCACGATCGATATTTGGCGTTCCGGAAGTTAATGCAGTAGCATTTCCAATAGAAACAACGGAGCCAACAACAAGAGTCGCCGCCTGTGCTTTTGAGATGATAATTCTCTCAACATCGGATTCCTGTATGGTCGCTGCATACTGATAATAATAGGAAGTACATCCTGCCATTACAGACTGTGAATTCCTTGTGGCAAACGCAACCAGGAAAAGGTTGTCCATGTGAGATTTATCCTGTGCAGTAGTTCCGCAATACTGTGTTCCCTTTTCATGAAATCTTGTAAGAGCAGCGTTGTGGCCCTGATTATGTTCTGCATTTCTTCCGGTAATGGAAGACGCCACTCCGTCATCATTATCTGCTGCCATGTATTTAGCCATGGCCACAAACGGTCGAACTGTTCCATCCGGTCTGATTGCCGCTCCTTCCGGGAAAGAACCGGGAAATTTTTCATCAGAGATTACCAGGTTTTCTCCGTTTGCGTCGATGCTCAACTCAATCCACTGTGTCAGGAACAGGATATACACATCGTAGTCTTCTCTAGAGAATTCATTGTCAATTCCTTTGATGTACTGAACTACGAATTCACCATCCGTTCCCACAGATCCATTTACTTCAAGACCGTAAAAAACAGACTCTCCCTCGAAATCGTTTCGATTCCTTACAGTGTCCGTTGATGGAATAGCCACTTTTCCAACTGCATCATACAGTCTGGTTCCTTCTGAAGCCGGGCTTACATTGTATGCGTTGAAATGAACTCCATACCGTTTTCCGGTCCTTCTGAGGTTCAGCAGGAAAAGTGCCTGCTCATTTTTGTTCTTAGCGAATATGCTGGCCGCATCTCTGAGAGCTACATCATTCTGGATGAGCTGTCCAAACAGGGCGTTGAACATATCTGCATGTGCAGGATCCGTTGTCTCCAACATCCGCAGCTGGTCATTGAATACAGCGCCACTTATATCAAAATTCGACATATTCTACCTCCTTATGATAATCTTCTATTACTTTTTGTGCTTAACAAGTTGCAAAATATCGAAATACGTTAGAAAGTATCTTCGCACTCGAATACAACCTCCATATCCGAATCCTTACCTTTCTTCATAAAGGCTTTCATGGCAACCATATCTCCATCTGCATCATAAAGACCGATTTCAGAAATATATGTATTTGCCAATTCGCTTTCTGTGAGGGTGCATTTGTATCGGATACAGGTATCAGACACTACCTCGTATCCATCCACTTCCTTTCTCAGCACCTCGCTGTGCAGAGCATTCTGATCCGGGGAATGCGGTACAATCACATCAGAAGTATTCACGCCGCCGGTACCAAACGCCATTCCTACAATTTTGCTAAGCGGGGCAATTCCAGCCCTCGCCTGAAGCATTTTCTTTTTTGCTTTCGTGGTAACAGTTGTTCCTGCCATCACAATTCCTCCCTTCCAGAGTTAAGTTTTTTTGTTCCGTCCAGCATACATGCTCCATCAAGAAACATGGAATCGGCCGGGTTATACATCGTTACATTGAAGATCTCCTCATGTTCAATCACAGCTCTGTTTCTGATTCCGCTTATTTCCGGCGGAGAATCCTGATTCAGACAAATACTTCCGTCCAGAGTTTTTTCTCCGTCAAGTGTTATCGTGTAGTCAGTCCAAAGGAATTTTGCCCTTTGTACGTCTCTAAAATGACCTGTGTTCTGATTTATGATTGGAGATACTGTATGGATTGCCTTTCCATAAAAAAAGCTCTCCTCATGCGATATGGAATTGCGATAGGCAACACCAAAAAACGGAGACCTTACTGCATTCATAATGCAGCTGCCATCGAGCAGATACTTGCCATCAAGACATAAATCCCACCACGATACAGAGGCCCGGTAAAATGCTTTCGCAGAAATATTTCCATACTCTCCAATACCGATCAGGCGGTTTCTTACCACATCACTCCTGAAGATCTCCGTATTTTTCGCAATAATGGAAAAATAAGGTATAAAAAACGGCGGGTGCCTTGCGTCAAGCAGGATACTTCCGTCAAGAAGTTCCCGCCCGTCCAAGCAGGCGTCCCACCATGTAAAGTTTGTACGGATGATGTTTTTCCAGAAAAACTTCTCATCCAAAATAAATTTTGCAATCCTCACACGCAATTCATAGAACGTATGCGACTGCTTAACTTCATCCAATTTCTCTACTGCTTTTCCGAGGCTGAATTCTCCTTCTCCTTCAAGATAAACAATAAACATATTCGGATGGCTGATTTTACTGCCAGGTTCGTTTATATCAACGACATCAACGGTACATCCAAGAATACCGCTTATGATTTTCTCCATTCTCCACGGACTCATCGGTGCCTTTAAATCTCTCTTCTCCAGGATAATTTTCCGTCTTTCATCAGGAGAAAGGTTTTCCCTGATCGGCAGCCCGTACTTTTCCTCATGGTACCGTAGTCCCCATGTGGCTGTTTCGACAAATGCTTGTAAAGGCAACTCATCAATGATCGCTCTCGCATCGCCCATCTCTTCGCCCATGACCTGGAATATCCATTTCCCGACATAAGAATTATCATAAAATCCATTGCCGGTAATATAGCTGAGCATCTTTTTTGCTGTTTCAGAAGTTGGAAACTGTTCAAGATTCATAAACATTCCCCCTTAACTGAAATTCGTGTCGCCAGTTGCAGCATACTCTTCTTTTCCGAGAACAATATTTTCCTCTTTCCCGTTCATAAGGAATGTGTCAAAATCTGATACTCCCGGAATGTCTGTGATGAGTGCCCGGACCTGATTGTATATCAACATTCCATCTTTCTTCGCATCGATATACTCCTGAGCGACAAGTTCTTTGAACTCTTTCGAGATCTGCTCAATATCCGTGGTCTCATCATAAACAAGACCTGTGCAGGTATATGAGATTGTCTTTGTTTCAGCAGCTTCTACAATCAGCTTTGCACAACCTGTCGGAAGGATCCTTTTACTCCTGTCATTCGGAGATACGATATGGTCATAGACCGCCTGAACAAGAACCTTGTTGGCCGGCGATCCATTTGAATCCACAAGGACAAGTTTTACAACACCCGGATTCTCTTCACTTGCAGGAATAACGATACAGTCTCCAATTCCAGTGACCTCTTTTGCCCACCGTTCATAATCATTATCATTTCCGATGAACGAAGCTCCTTCTGCTTTGTATTCCATATCGATACGTTCCCACAATGCCTCATCACTTTCTTCGTCTGTTCCACCAGAAATCCAATCTTCGTTTTCTACTTTTGATAGACCTTTGATAGTGGTAAGAGAAAAAGTAACGGTTTTTGCCTTTGTATTCGATTCCTTACCAGGATTCACAGCAGTAACAGGCACCTTTACAGTGCCCCCCTCCGGAATGATTACCGTATGATCTGCTGCATATTCAAGAGAAGGACTGTCATCTGTGGATGCTGTACAAAATATAGATCCCTCCATGATAACAGTTCCTGCCTCTCCGGTAACGGTAACTTCTCCGCTGGCATAACCAGGCGGTTTCCTCTGCACTCCGGCAACCGAGGCGTGAAGATCCAGCCATTCTCCCCATGCGAACTGGGGGAACATGAGCATAAGCGTTCGGACCAGATGGAACTGAATCAGCTCCGATTTTTCAATCGCCGTAGGCATTGTAAAATCATAAGGGAAACCACCGGGCATATCATCTATGCCTTCAGGAAGAGCATTCATCATTCTGCTTTGAATTTCCTCCGGCGTGTTATTGTCAATAAACTCCGGCGGTGTGAATTCCATTCCCACTCTCATCACCTCCTATATAGTTACCTGAAATTCTTCATTTTCTATGCCTTTTACAATAAAGGAACAGCTGACATTGTCTCCGTTCCATTCAAAAGTAAAACCTCGAACATATTCTGTCCTGGGATTTACCATAAGGGCTTCGGTTATGGTCCTTTCCAAAGCCGACTGCACCGCCTCCTCATCCGGCTCATTCAAAGCCTCGTCAAGTTCGGTGCCTATTTCATCCGGATATGCAAGGCAGGCATATCTCTGTGTGAGAGCCATTTTACAGCACCACACTTTATAACCTTCCATACCGTTGCAAGTTTCCATTCGGTTTTTACCGTCCAGTATGAAATCTCCTTTTTCCACATCCCATGCGACCGTATATCGATACTGATTATCTCGTTCTTCGCTTTCCTGTATGAATTCTGGAGATTCTTCTACCGGGAATAAAGCATTTTCAGACGCCATAAATACCACCTCCACTAAAGCGAACTTGCAGATACTATGACGTCTACAACAACCGCTTCACTCTGTATCCACGCCACAAGCACTCTGTCTCCAGGTTTCAGCTTTGGTACCGGAATAGAATGCGAATGACTTCCATCTCCGTACTCATGTCCTCCATGAGATCCGCCAGAAGTACCAAGGGACATTCCGCTTATATGTCTGCAGACTGTGTAGTCTTTTTTCGGAATTTTCACAGGGAAAGTGTTTGTTGTAAGGCTGTAATCAGAATTGATTGAGCCAAAATCAAGAACCAGAGAGCTCTTTGATTCATTTTTCATACGATTACTTAACGTCCTGGCAAGCTTATTCGCTCCGGCGTGATTATCAAACGCCATATAAAACACCTCCTCTAATCAAAACTTCCTTCATCTACCCAGCCCCAAACATGCGTCTGTCCCCAGTTTTCTGTCACAAGATGCCATGGGTGCGCTTTTCCGGAACCGTTTTTAATAGTAATCTTAGCCTTTCCAGGTCCTACGCTGTATCCCTGAGAACCAGGATAAGAAGAAACATAATGCTTTCCTCCATGGAAGTTGACAATATCTCCGACATTATAGTTTTTCTTCGGAGCAGCTGTCTTCTTCTCGTATTCCGGATAAGGAATATGCAGGTCAAGTGTCATAATCTTGTTATCTGCATCATGCCGGATTCCGATCACATAATAGTAACCATCTACTGTTCCGGCCGTAACATGAACAAGATCTCCTTTCCGTGTCCACGGAATATCCGGAGCCTGTACGGTAATCTCTTCCTGAATCTCTCCTTTGTCATCCAATATTTCCTGAGCAGAAAACTTTGCATCTTCAAGGCTGTCATCTTTTCCTCTTGTTACAATTTTTTGACGAACGCCATATTTTGTTTTGCCGTTCATCGTTGCCTCAACACTACTTCTTCCGTCATCATCTTCCTGGCCGATGATCTTCACCCTTGTAATCATTCCCTCAGTGCTTCTTTTATGGGATATTGTTTTTGTGTTATCTGCCTCAAAGTGGTAAACCACCTTATTGTTGGCATATGGAACCACATACACTTTACCACCTCGATCCTGAACCACACATTTTGTTCCGCCCTTTTTATACGCATCATCCAGAATATCCAGAATCACATATGCAAGACTTTCTGATTTGTAAGCGAGCTTTGCATGGGTTTCATTCGGACCGCTGTAAGAGCCGAGAGGAATCTCCCAGTTGTCAAATATCTTCATAATCGCCGACTTTGTTCCGATTCCGGAAGAATAATATATGTTGTCTTGGCTTTCCTGCAAATTATACAGGTTGTCATAGCATTTCACATCAAACCGGTCACTGTCCGAAGAATAACTCGGTTTCCAGGTTGTGATATACCCCCTGGCAACCTCTTCATCTTTTTTTCCATCCGTAGCAAATATTCCAACAAGACATCCGAGCTTTGCTATCGAAGACAGCAGACCTTGTGTGGACTTCTCATTCCTCGTGGTAAAGGAGATTCGGGTGGACAGTTCTTTTTCTCCCTGTTCCCACCCCAAATCATCCACATAATCCTTGATGTTGTACTGCTTTCCTTTTTCATCCATTATCACTAGGCGGTACTGAACGTTTGCAATATCAATCATTCCAGCACCTCCTTAGTTTGGAATGGTAAGTACGGTTCCCGGATAAATCCAATGTCCGCAGTCACTTCCCCGCCCTCCACGGTACCTGTTCGCCGTAGATTCAATGACGGATTTGTTTGCATCGTAGATCTTCTTCCAGTTAGAACCGCTGCCACCGTAATATTTTCTGGCAATGGACCAAAGGTTGTCTCCCGATTTTACGGTATATGTACCTTTGTTTGCAGGCGCCGCCGGAGCAGGTCTGGTATTCGTTTTCTTTACAAATTTGACAATCTTCAACTCATCAGTGGTATAGATCTTCAGATACTTATACCGGATGAACTCAATCTTGTACTCTTTGTTTCCGAATCCTCCTACTTCCTCACAGGTAAAGGAACTGATCGTAACATCGATATTGATATTCGTTCCAGTCACCATCAGCCTGAGTACGGTGCCCTTTTCCTGCCAGTTTTGTAACGTTTTTTCGCATTCAGAAGGTTTTACCCATGTTTTCACAATAGATTCCTTCTTCTTTGCTTCACCAAAAAAGACACCTTCCCACGAAATCGTAGTTGGTGTCATTCCTTTTGGAATTTTAATAGTCCCCATTGATAGAATGTCGAAGGACTGATAATTTGTTGAGTTTTTCACTCTGATACGTTCCGGGAGGCTAGGAAATGTAAACCTTCTGCCTCCACTTCCCGTTTCGGTAAGATAAATGTCCATTCCATGCCTCCTTATGCGTTCACTGGCATATTTGAGAATACTTCTCCGAGGCGGTCTGCCAGCTCTCCGCCCAGATCATCAGCCAGCTCCTTGAAGTGGCTCTTTATGATTCTCATGATATCCTCATCGCTCTGTCCACCGCCGCCTGAAATTACAAACTGCGGATTCACATTCACATTGAGTTTTACTTCTTTTGTTCCACTTTCGCCTTCATGCCGAACACTTGTCGGAATCGGTTCAGAAGTATCGCTGTCTTCTTCCGAAATGGCCTGTATTGCATTTTGTGCGGTGTAATCATAGTAAGTAGCTGCAGATGCAGGATTTCCTATCATGCCGCCTTCTGCGTGCTGTGGAATCCCGAGTATCTGTCCGGCTTGTGCCCATAACTCAAGACCTCTCCTTCGACGTTTACTGCCTAGAGGAATAATTACCTCTGGACCATCTTCTCCCCACCATGTCAGCTCTGGACCATAAGAGAATCCTCCATTTGCATTAGAAGCAATACTTCCTGAAACAGTTGCTGATCCGGATCCACCGCCGCTGAAGCTGATAGTAGCCGTCGGATTTGCAAGCTTATAGTTTACTGTGATCGTAACCGTTGTTGTTGTTGTGAAACCTGCGGCGAAAGCACTGTTTATCGCAGCTCCAACATCACTGTAAAGTGTAGAAATAGCACCTTGGATTGTTCCCATGGTTGCTGTGATAGCATTCGATATTCCAGTTCCGACCGCTGATGTAACTCCAGAGTAATCAAGTCCCTGCACAGATCCTGCAATGCTACTCTGCAGGGCAGTTGCGAATCCTGTTGTATCTATACTTTCTGCCGATGACAGTGCTGCCGAAAGGCTTGTATTCAAGCTGGATGCCGCCTCAGTCAAATCCACTCCCTCTATCGAAGAAGTAATGGAACTTTGTATGCTTTCCTGAAGTCCAGAACCAGACTCAGACATATCGAGCGAAGCCATTGATTCTCCGAGTTTTGCATTCAGCGTTTCCCCTGCTCCGGAAAGGTCCACATTTTCAAGAGACGTCAGCAGAGAAGTCTGTAAACTATCCTGCAATCCTGCTCCGGATTCAGACATATCCAGCCCATTCATACTTTCATTGACTTTTCCCATAAGGGTTTCTCCGGCACCAGACAGATCAACATTATCAATAGATGAATTCACCATACTGTTTACACTGTCGCTCATGTCTATATCGGTTCCGGAAAGTGCAGAGCTCATCTGATCAGGCAGAGAAGCTGCAACCTGGCTCATTAACTCGGTGATAGCGGACTGCGTTTCCGCAGAAAGTCCATCAAGGTCGAGCCATTGTGAAGCTGTAGAAACATCCCAGTTCTCCACATCAACTCCTGCCGCCATAGCATTGTGCATTGCGGTTCCGAGCTTTTCAGCTACCGTTCCTTCTATATCCGGTAAGATTCCGTCCAGCTCACTTCCGAAAGCATCAGCTATCGACTGCAATTCAAAACTCTCTACCCTCACGGACAGGTCAGTTATCTTTGCCTGATACCCTTCTGTAAGAGCCTGTAACTGTGCATCGAACTGCTCCTGATTTATAGCACCGCTCTGTAGCTGCAGATTAAGGTTTGTAAGAGAAACTTCCAAAGCATCGTCATAAGACTGAGCCGCCTCCTGAACGTTCGTCTGGATTTCAGCAACCAGATTTGCGAAAGAATCCGAATCGAGGGATGCACCAGAATATTTAATCTTCAGGCTTTGGAAACTTGCTTCGGTCTCCGCCTGGCTGATTTGATTGGTAATATCCGTAATCTGATTCTGTAAATTGGTAATCTCATCCTGCTCATCCAGCGTAATAACTCCGTCTTCAAGAGCAACATTGACTTTTGCATGAAGATCTTTTCCAAGGCTTTCTATCTTGGACTGCATATCTGCATACATGGCATTCAATCCGGTAGTCATGTCGGTTTCGTTCCCCGGCTCCACAAGCAGATCTATTGCGGCTTTCGCCTGATAGTGCTTGTCCTCCAGGTACTGCGATGCACTCGAGAGCATATTGTCAACGCCTGCGATATACTCAGATATTTCATTGTCATCAAACTTCATTCCGAGTGACGCTTTCCAATTCAACTTATCCATTGTGCTTACTGAGCTCTGGAGATTCGCAAGAGAATTCTGTGCGTCACTGGCCGCACTTGAAAATTTCGTAAATGCCTGTTCCTGATCTCCGAAGACAATCTGCTTTGCAGCATCCTTAATTTCTTTTACGGATAATTTGATATTTCCAAAGCTGTCCTGCACTTTCTTAGACGCCGCCTCTTGCATCATAGAGGCAAACCTCTCTGCAGATACTGTTGTGTCATTGAATGCGTCTTTCAGCTTGGAATTCTCAAACCGGGAACCTTCCAGGGCATACTTTGATTTCTGCTCCATAAGCTCCGCTGCCGCTGCCGCTTCTTCTGCGGCCTGCTTTGTCTCCTCGTAGTCTTCTTTGACCTTATTTCCGCCGAACCAGCCGGCAATACCACCGATTCCTGCACCAATTAAGCCTCCGACAACCGTTCCGAGTCCAGGAATAACGCTACCGATTGCAGCTCCTAAAGCCGCTCCGCCGGCAACGCCACCAACTTTTAATCCTGCTGATGTTCCATAAGCCTTCTTTTCTGCCGCCTCATCGGATTTAATTGCATGATAAGCGTCAATTCCTCCACTTATGAGTGTTGCTCCTCCGACAACCCCGCCTCCGGCCGCTGCTGCACCAGAAGCAATAAGTCCGGCTCCCGTAGTTGCTGTAGAACCGATTTTCAGACCAAACATACCGGCAGATGCTCCAAGGCCTTTCAGTCCTGTTCCTGCCGCTGCAGATCCGATAATAGCACTTCCAAGTCCTAATCCGCCTTCTCCACTTCCGAATATCGTCTTTCCGAGTTTAACTCCTTTGATACCGGCACCCAAAAGAGGTGTTGCAACTTTCGCAACAAGTGCTGCAGATAACCAGGAAGACAGATCTGCGTCACCGGTAAATATTTTTCCTGCATTTTTGAAGATTCCGGAAATAGCACTGCCAATAGCAGATTGAATCTCAGACGCATTGAATCCACTTACGAATCCGCTTGCGAACTGCCGCCCTATAGTTGCACCCTCATCAATCGTAGAACCTACGTCGATTCCGAGTAGTGTAAGGATTCCGGCCGATATTCCAGATCCAAGTCCTTTTCCAATATCTTCAGCTTTTAACATTATCTTTTGTTTTCCGGATGAATCCCACCATTCAGAAAACGGTTCGGCAATCAGCTTATCCCATCCAATCTTTATCTTTCCGAATAAGTCAGCATCCTGCCATTCCTTCGTACCAGTAAATTCAGATATTTTTTCTTTTGTGTGGTCCACAAATTCATCAATCCTATCCATGGTAAGAAGGAGTGTATCTTCTATATCAGGCATTTTTTCTATCATCCAATCAAGGGCATCCATAAGATACGGCTTAAATCTCTCTCCGAGAGATATTTTTACACCGTCAAGAGCAGACTTAAACAAAGTCCATTTACCGGATAAGTTATCCAGCATTGTATCTGCCATCTTCTTCGATGCTCCATCTGCATTTCCGATAGCTTCTGCCAATTTGTTGTAGTCTTCCTCAGAAGCATTTACCAGAGCAAGAAGACCTGACATGGCCTCCTGTCCGGCCAGCTGAGATGCCATCTGAACCTTCTGTTCCTGAGTGAGCCCTGCAAAACTCTTTCTGAGATCTTTCATAACATCGTTCAGAGGTCTCATACTTCCGTCTGTATTCGTAATGCTCAATCCGAGCTTTTCAATAGCTTCTGCTGCATCTGAAGGAGGATCCGACAATCTCGTAAAGATAGAACGGAGTGCAGTACCTGCTTTTTCTCCTTTGATACCAGCATTTGCCATAAGTCCGATCGCCAGTGCCGTGTCCTCAATGCTATATCCCATCGCACCCGCAACAGGAGCAACGTATTGGAATGTCTGTCCCATTTTAGATACATTGGTATTTGCATTTGCGGAGGCCTGCGCCAAGACGTCTGCAAAGTGTGTGGAATCGGATGCTTTCAGGTTGAAAGCGGTAAGTGCGTCAGTAACAATATCTGATGTGGTTCCGAGATCTTCTCCGCTGGCTGCTGCCAGGTTCATGATACCTTCGATACCACTCATCATGTCTGAGGCTTTCCATCCCGCCATAGCCATGTAGTTAAAGGCCTCCGCGCTCTGTGCCGCTGTAAACTTCGTGGTGGCACCCATTTGCTTTGCTTTTTCTGTAAGCTGTGTAAATTCTTCTCCAGTGGCTCCGGAAATAGCCTTTACCTGGCTCATAGCAGCTTCAAACTCTGCATACGTCTTTACGGTACTGGCAATGCCCGCGCCAGCCGATATGGTAACTCCTGCGGCTACAAGCGGGCTTTTCAAGAGTCCGAATACTCTTTTTACAGGTGAAGTAACAAGGTCAACTGCTTTCAGAGTCACTCGCCAAGCCTTACTGCTCAGGCTCTTAACGTATGTAATCGCCTGCTTTACGGTAGGAGTGATTTTATCCTTTGCCTCAAGGAGTATCTGCCACTTCTGCTTTGTCACAGAACCGAGTGATTTTTCAAACCCGGAGGCTTTCTTCGAGACATTATCCATGCTTTTTCCGAGTGATTTTTCAAATCCAGAAGCACTTTTCGATGCACTGTCCATACTCTTCTGAGCATTTTTCGCCGCATTATCCAAGTCTTCCATCTTCGCCGTCACACTACCGAGCGCCGGATCAGTCTTATCCTGTGTTTCAATAGGGATCTCAATCTTTATGACCTTAGCCGCCATTTGCCGCACCTCCCTTCTCATCGTCTTCAAGGCGAACCATCATAGACGCAAACATAAACGCCCTTACTCCCGGTGTCTTGGAATAAACCTCATCCGGTGTTATTCCGGTCCGCTGGAAGATCTGATGTAAAAGCGTTACTTTACCGCCGGCGCGAATCAGTTTTTTGTAACATCTTCAAGATTGTTTTCCACTTCTTCGATATTCTCAGAATTGAATCCACTCATCTTATTGATTTCATCAATAATGCGGTCTTTTTCACCGCCGAGCAGAACAGCCTCGATAACATCCAGAGCGGTTACGATCTGGTGTCCCTGAGCAATCAGTCCATTCCATACCTGCTTGTTGTCCCACAGCTTATTTCTGTCTTCCTCAACAGTCGCATGGTAAATGAGGGAAGAACGGAACTTCGCATTGTCAGTTTCCTCTGCGAATTTGACTCCGATCTGTTTGTTACGAACATACTTCGTATGCTTTTTGCGGCTCTTGTTCGCCTCTTCCTCTCCAAGAGCGTGGATCCGGAATGAGAAGAACAGCTTTCCGCCTCTTACGATGTCAATCTGAGATACTTCCTCTGATTTATAAGCTGCAGCTGACAGCATTCCAGCGATAAAGTCATCTTCTTTCACTCTGAGCTGGTTCTTTGTTTCCTCTGCAGAGAAAGTTTCCTCTCTTACTTCTTCCTCAATGTTTTCTTCCGGTTTTCCGTTTACGCTTGTTAATTTCGCCATGATTCTTCCTCCTTAAAAATAATGGGGCGATTCTCTCGCCCCACCTGTAAACATATTGATTAAATAGAAAGTTCCTTCTGCAGATCCGGTTTTCCGTTTACGAAGAAACTCCAGTTACGTTTGATCACATCTCCGTTTGCTACATTCTGAAGATCGATGTCTCCGGACGGGATGCATTCTCTGTAAACCACACGTTCTTCTGAACCGTTAAGACCGATCAGTACGCCCTGGAATACAAACTGCGGTGTAACACCTGTTTTCATGGATTCCATTAAGGTCTTGAACATATCAATATCCTCAATGACGATCTCAGTTACAGTAATAGTGATTCCATAGGAATCGGATGTCTCATGTTCCTGCGGATCTCCAAGCGGGCGGTACTTAACATTGTTGTAAGTAGCTTTGGATGCAAATGTTTCCATGCTGGCAAGGAGAGTTCCGTCTCCGTCATACAGGCCCGCATCTTTGCCGGTACGGGCGTGGCGTGCATCAGATGATGCTCTTTCATTGATTGCCATTGTCTAATCCTCCTTCTTTATTCATCTGTTCTGCTGCTGAACTGGAATTTATATGTCAGGTAAATGTGTTCGATGGAATCCTTGTCGATTACGGAAATATCGAAATATGCGTAATCTCCATCAGATGTATAGAGGGTATTCTCGGTAACAGTACCGGACACCAGTTTTCCTTCATTTACCATGGCATTAACGATACCCTGCAGCTGGCTTACAACCGTTGCTCTTCCGTTGGTATCGTTGTCCACTTTTCCGATCAGGCTGTCTGCCTGGTCATTGCAGCGAGTAATAAGCTCATATCTGGTTTTTGTTCTGCGGATTTTCTTCCATCCGTCATCCTGATTGTCAGACGGAGTTACCAGCGTGTTGATCGCACTGTCAATCCAGATCTGTCCCGTGGTGTTCGTGCTCAGTACGATACATCCCTTTTTCTCAGCATTGGTAATCTGAGTAGGAGTCAGCACATCCACAAGTTTTGTGAATCCGCTGATTACAGAATGAGTAAGGGATTTATTGGAAGGACACGCAGCAATCAGACCGGCAATTCTGGCCGCAACCAGATAACCTTCCACTTTTTCTCCGGATTCTTCTACAGACGCATTGACAACGTAGTGCATCTTTTCACTGTTGAATCCGGCGGCGTGATCCATTCTGTCATCCAGAGAAACCGTATTTTTCTCAGCAACAATGGCAAGTCCGAGCTGTCCCGCATTGAAGATACGGTCAATGAAAGAAGCGAGGAGCAGGTGCACAGCAGTTTCCTCAGTATCCACGCAAGCCGTATTAAAGCGGTATGCTTCTGCCGCTGAAAATGCAGTACTGTAATCTTCTGTAGATACTGTTGGATCTGTTCCAGGGGTAAATGCTGTGATTTCTGTTTCAGCAAGAACTCCTGTTGCACTGTCCAAGATCTCGCATGCAAAGTTCTGAGAGTTCACGAATGCTGCTGCCAGATTCTTAACCTCGTCTTCCTCTTCTCCTGCGGCAAATTCGAACTTCTCAAATTCTTTTGTGCCGGCATAGATAATGCACTCCTTCAGAGAAGTATCAGAAAGTTTCTCTCTAACCTCGATAGAGAACGCCTTTGTTCCCGGATGCTTCGCTGTGATGGACAGTGCGTCCTTGGCCGGAGGCACATCTCCTGCGGTCTTCAGTTTTGTATTCGCAACAGTTCCGCCTTTTCCAACTCTACAGCACAGGGCTTTCTTTACCCCTGCCGCCAGAACTTCACGAATGGCATCCGTTGTTCCTGCTGTACCGAATACTTTTTCGTATCCATCTCCAGGTGCGATCTCAACCACTTCGTTCAGTGGTCCGAAATCAGCTTTAAAGAAAACAGCCGTTGTACCGTCATCAGCACCGGCGAGCTGGTTTCCTCCTACTTTCTGAATATTGAAATAGGTTCCCGGGCGAATTTTGGTTTCGCCGATAATAAATGTTCCAGCCATTATTTGACCTCCTTCTGCAAGAATTTCTTTACTAATTCTTCCGTTTCTTTGATGGTCGCTTCTTTCTTACCGAAGTATTTGAGTGCAGCAACCACACACTCTTCCTTTGTGTTAAAGCGATGAGCCGCCTTTGCGAGCTCTTCCGCAGGATACAGAATGCCTTTAGGCTCTTTCTTTTCCGCAGTCTGCTGTGGAGCAGCTTTGGCCATAGGCTCTTTCTTTTCTGCCATTGCTTTCCCTCCTTACATAGTGATAATGCTTTCGATCGCATGCGGTTTTTCCTTGTATTTCAGGACTCCAAACCGCCCAGTTACATATAGCTGCCCCTGTTTCAGGTAATCTGCCTGTTTGTCGATCTGAACCTCTGATATATTCATTGGGGAGTTATCCAGAAGGATAATTTTCTCGTCAACGGAGATTTTCTGCATGACTGCTGCCAGCATTTTCAGGTTCATTGCCTTGTCAGGGCATAAAAGATGGACTGCCATTCTGCAGTCCATCCATGTAACAATATTCATGTTGTGTCCAGTCGCCTTATCCATAGTGACAAGGCGACTGTAAAAGATCGGTGTAACGGATGCCTCGGTAAACTCTCCGACCGGATCCACGCCAAGCACAATCGAATCGGGGTATAGTTTTTTAATATACCTCGAAAGTGCAACAATCGGATCTGGATCCGTGGTCTCTTGAGCGGAGTATTCCATAATGTCAAAAGTAACATCCTGTCCGATAACATTCGTTCCTTCAATCGAAAAAGGATCTGTTCTCGCCCATGCAAAACTGTACGGTCCTCCGTCTTCCGGTGAAATAAGCAAATCCCTGAAGCAGGTTTTCACCAGTGATTCAATCTCTAAAATGACCATAGACGTGCGTTCCGTATAGATGGTGATAGTTAATGAGCCTACGCTTGAACGTTCCTCATTTGCCTGCATATCGAGGACGATATTGAGCCTTGGGTACTGCGTTTTCCCTTCCCATCCGTCCTGCTTATCATCCGGAGCTTCAGTGTCGAAGACAGCCGGGTGTCCGGCGTATTTTGCAAGCAGGCCTCCAATATCTTTCGCATGGACAAGCCTCTTATAAATCAGCTGTTTCAGGTTCATTGGTTCCTCCTTCCGGATATGTGACTATCGTCTCCATATCGTTTGTATAACGGACTTCCCAGTCTCCTTTCGCAACCTCTTCTGCCCGTAAAAAAAAGTGATTTGTGACATTTCCGATCTTTGGCGGATACTGCACAATCACTTCATCTTCACTTGCTGTTGTAACAAACCCTTTTTCTCCATTCTCCCATGTTTTATGCTTCGCATAGACCAGGGTTCCTCTCCGAATTTCTTCGGTGTTAAACTTTTCTGTAGGTTCTTTTACGATTAACATTCCCTACCTCCTTAAAAATCTGCGAAAATAGCATCAACTTCCGGCTGTACATCCTCAAGAATTGGATCAACAAATGGTCTTGCCGCCATTTTCTTTGTTCCGTCTTGCAGATAACCGGCGTAATGAGCCTTTGCATCAGCATAAGCTACAATCGAAACGCCACCGCCGGAACCGCCATTGTTGCGGACACCAGTTTTCCATGCCCTCCGCAGAAATCCACTCCGAACTCCAGGAGGACTTCCCGGAGGAGATGGACTTGGATTTGTCAATACTTCTATGACGCTGTTTCGCATTGCATTGGATACCCTGAATGCTTTCTGCATGGTCTTATGATTTGTTTCCCTGACGGATTCCTGAACAGCCTTTTTGATAGCCTCTGGTGCTTCTCCCGGTGTCATCTCAAATCATTCCTTTCCTCTGCATAATAGATGGTGGCAATTCCCAACGCTCCTGTATCATCAACCAGAAGGATGAGGAAATACCGATCATCCATTGCCAACAGGTCTCCTTTCTTTGCAACAGGTTCTCCTTTGCTTACAATCGTATGCGTAAGAGAGTGCTGATCCTGATTCCATAAATGTTTCTTCCGGTCACTCTGGTTCTTATCAGCATCCGCAAGGACGCCACTTACCAGAAGACCGGTGTCCACATAGCCTGAATAAGGTGTTCCGGTATCAGATATATCAGTCTTTTTTCGTTTCACAATGAAATCTTTTTCAAGATTCCCTGGTCGGAGATACATCATATTAACCTCCCTCTTTTTCGTGGGACATCATGCCTGTATAGAAATACGGTGGTTTTCCGCATCCTCCCTGTGCTGATATGGCGCCGACAGAAAGGCAGGATTTCGAGAGATCTTTTTTCAATTTCTCATACTCTTCCTGCCACAACTTCGCCCGAGCCCCAAACTGAAATGAAAGTGGACCTGTTGCGGTATCAGGCTCATAAGAAAATCTCCGGAAAATAGATTCGATACATGCAAGTTTCGCTCTTTTCCAGTTACTGTGCATCTTCAGAATCGCATTGTACTCTTCATCAGTCAAAGCACAGGTTTTCTCTTTGCCCTCTACCATGGTATCTCCGAGCTGGAATCTCATGAAGTCCTTCCCCTCTTCTTCCAGCTTTGCAGGATCATAACTGTATGTACCAGCCATTATTCCTCACCTGCACTTTCCTCCTCTGGAGCGTCATCTTCTTCCGGTGCCTCTTCAAGTCCTATTGCCACGGATTCTGTAAGGTCCTTGATAGCCTTTCTGGAATCACAGGCATTAAGCAGGATAAGCACATTTTCATCCGTGAGCCCTTTAATAGCCTCTTTCGCATCGTTTGTGCTCATCTGCATAATTTCAATAGCCTGGGACAACTGTTCCTCATTGAGGGGCAAAGACATGGTTTCGCCTTTCTGCCGAATCGGCATTTCAAACATAACCTGCCCAACAGTCGCTACCATGTCTGCAAGTTCCTCTTTCGGAATATCTCCGCCGTCCGTAGCAATAGCGATAACGCCCATCTTCTCCTGCATCTTTGGATTGGTGACTAACTCGGCCGGTACTTCCTCGCCGATGAAAAACTTGTTACCTCCAAATGAGCAGGGCTTCTGTGCAATTAACCTCATAAGCTACCTCCATTTCTTAGACTGCATCTTTGAAGAACATTGCCAGATCGTCAGCGGTCTTTCTCATATCGAAAGCCATGAGTCCTTCAACATATTCGGAATGTGTTCCGTTCTCTCCCAGGTAATTCAGGATTGGAAGAATCTGACCGTTTCCAAGCATATCCCATGCGAAGATGTAACCAGCAGACGGTTCATCAATAGCAGGAGAATTGGTAGCATAGGAAAGCAGGAATGCATCCGGATCTCCGATAAACTGCATATCTGCGTCAGCTCCCATCGCAGCTTTGTTTGCGATAGATCTGAGGACAACCAGCTTCTCTACTCCAAACAGCTCTGCCAGAACATTTTCTGTAACAGAAGCCGGATTCGCAGTAGTTCCACCGTATTTAACTCTCTCCAGAATCGCCTGATGGTTTTTAAGCTCATTGAACACATTTGCTCCAAGAGCAAGGCGGTTCGGTGTGCGGCCGGTGCTTTCGTGCATGGCAGTTTTTCTCTCATCGATGAATTTAATCGGATCAGAGTTACCATTGGAAAACTTGATAAACTGTTTTCCGGATACAGTTGTGCTGTCTACACCGCTGTACTCGTCATTCCATGCTCCTGCTTTGAAGAACTTATCTGCAAACAGCATATCCTGATGGATATTTGCCTGTTCTGCAATCGTTTTTGTTCTCTGCTGCTTCGGATCACGGATAGCCGGTCCCATTCTTCTCTGAAGATCTGTCTGGCGAATCTGGTCGATACCCATAATCATCTGGTCTACCTGACAGTTGTATGTGTCAGTGTGTTCAGATACTACAGCAGGAGCAACCTTGCCATAAGCAGGTTTTCTCTGCCAATTATCACGAAGAAGATCTTCTTTATCGAAAATATAGTAGTTGTCAGAAGACAAGCCTACTGGACAAATAGAGAAGATCGCTCTTGCGAAATAATTCGCTGCGTTCTGGTAATAAGACAGTGCCATGTTTGTAAGCGCCGTGTGCGGTCTAAAGA